TTAAGATTCTATTTAGTACTTTATTACATATTTCCAAAGTACGGTGGAAATGATCCCGATCACCGTAATGATCTCTACAGGATCAAAGTTCCTGAATCTTTGCATTATTACAATTGGTTTTCTATTGGATAGGTTTACAATATAGCAGGTAGAAGCGATTGCTCTCCCTGATAAGGTCGTCTATTATTTTATCTAGTTTTTTCACATTCGCGACAACCTTGCGAATTGTTACCTTTTCCCCGTCGTGTACATCATATATAAATGAATTCTTCGGAGTGAACAGTAAAAGATCTGGCTTCGGTAAAGTCTGCTTTACGTGGACTTTTAGTGACGAATTCCGTTTATTGCTATGAATGATTTCAAAGAACATAGGATATATGACATTGTCTTCATCGTCTATATATCCAGCCTTGATCACCCTGCTTTTTCTTGCTGTTCCATCATTGTCACTTCTGTATAAATAACCAAATCCAAAAGGTAACTCAATTTCTAACCTACTTAAACTTAATTTGTTAAAACTATCCATTCCTAATTTACACTTATCAACTGCAATCCTTTTAAGAGAGCATTCCCTTTGGTCTCGTTTAGGTTTCTTACCCATTCAATTTTTCCTCTTAATTTTTGATACTCTTCGGAATTTATCTTAATGGTTTGTCCGCTCTTTTTCATGTTATGCAGTTGAGCCCTTAAATTTTTCCAAACTTGTTTTGGTGCATTAGGTGTTTTATTAACCACCACACCTGTAATCTTCTGTCGTTTATGGCTCCTGCGAACCTTTACTTTCCGGTAATTTATCCGAAAATTATGTTGCCCAACTACTTTAAATATTCCTAAAATAATAGGCTTTATTTTATTATGATTAAAACTAATAGCTATATCATCCGCATATCTTGTTACTACACAATCATGCTTTTTTGCAAATTCTTTAAGCTGCGCGTCCATATTAAGGCAGATTAAATTGGATAACGCGGGTGATGTTGGAGCTCCTTGGGGAACCCTGTTTTTAAATGTCATTAACTCACTAAGTATACCAATATCGTTGTGTGAGTTTTTCATATCAAAAACTTCGACTCTATTCAATATAGAGATCAGCAAAGAATAAACCCTACCTTCATATATTGAGTTGAAGAAATCTTTTATATCTACGGTAATAATTGTCTTTTTGCCTACATGCGCTTCGGCATGGGTCTTTGGGTTTTTATGTTTTACAAATCCATGTGCGATGTCACTCGCTGTAAACTTGTATAATATTTTATGTAGTATTTTCTCCTGAATATCCTTTAGTTCAAATTGTGGAGCATCAATCCATCTAACCTTACCATTAGATTTCAGGATTTTATATGAAACGTAATATCGTTCCTTATTATCTATGATGTGTTGTAATTGCTCTGGTTTATATCCCAGTAAATCATACAGAGTCATCTACTACCCCCGGGTTGAGTTGATGGAGTAGTTCTAATGAATCTTTGGCTAATTTTACTATGTTCTCAATGGCATTATCAGCCTCTTCNTGGTCCTCAAGAATTAAGGTTTCGTAAATGATTATTTGTCTTAATTTACTTTCGATTTCCCGCCTTGTATCATTAAATCGACGCTTTTTACTTTGAATTTTTATTTGTTTATCAATGTTCATAACTATACTATATACTCATCCCGCCCGCCCTTTTATTCGGGTCAAGCTTTATTAGACCTAGATATACGTAACGCATATCCTGCTCGATGACCTGAGCCAATACCTATAGTTATTTATAGTCGGTTACGTGTGTGTGGAATAAAATGTCAGCTATACTATTAATGCGAAATCGGCATCATCGCCGTCATGAAGTCCCGATGGACTGCATGCTTCGTGAGCATCGTTGTTTTTCTGTATATATATTAATGTTCTTACGAAAGCGTTGCACTTTCAGTTAAAACTATAGCTGAGGTATAGCATCACTATACTATACACTAGGGCCGCTGTCGCGAACCCCTCAACCGCGCAGCGGCGAGGCATTGTCGCTAGTTGTCGTTGGGTAGATTAACTCTCCTCTAAAGACGGAGCGTCTTTATTGACTCGAAGTCAGTAGACTATAGTGAGATGCTATATTTTGTGTTGTAGGTAATTATACTAGTGAATTATTTTTCTGGCCACTTCTTTTTCGCGGTTGGGCTTGAGCTTCTATCTTCATTCAAAACAAGCGCAAAAAGACAAGAACGAAACGTTCTTGTGTATAAAAAATACGTTTACCTATAATTACCTTTTAGTCCCCATTCGGGGTTAGCCGTATTTTAGAAAAATCTATACTAAGTATATTGATCTAGCGCTCAGCCGGTATCCGGCTATTCGCAAGATTAATATATCCATAAATTTGTATGGTGGGTTATTAGACTGGCAAAGTCGCATCGACTTTGTATTGTATACCTATAGATTTTCTCTTTTAGTCCCGTAGGTTCTTAACAGCCCATCTGCCTATCAAATGAACTCCTCTCTTCTCGGATTTCGCTACAGCTCGAGAGGATATTACCAATTGGCGACTGCTAAGCTGTACAAATAAGTTTACTATACTAATAAAAGGCTCATCCTCCAGGGCCCATACCTGGGCCTGGATGGAGGCATGGCGCAGGGCTTTCGTGTAACCGTTTTAATACACGACGAGCAAAGACGCAACGTCTTTGACAAATAATACCTATAGTAAACTCTATAGTTCGTTGATTATGAAAAAGGAGCGGTCGTTACACCGCTCTGATTATGATTCCATGGTCTAATGGATCATTTTTTTTTAAATCGATTCGAACAAACTAAATACCACCTGCTCCGAATCGGTTGTACTCTTTATGTCACTAAGATAATGTATCTCGTCACAGAATTCTTTCATGGTAGTTTCGGTATTCCACCCCGAATTTATTAGTACGCCGTATATTACTACTTTATTATCGGCTTTCCAATTATTAAACTCGGTTAGCCAACCGTCCCTAACCGCACTATTTCCATCTGTCACGAAGATAATATCTGCTTTACTATATCTCTGATCCGTACCAATTTTAGTACGCGATAAATCTAAAGGTGGTTCGAATTCTGTGCCACCACTCTCAAAGTATTCTGCTAAATCTAATATCTCTTCTATATTATACGGATCTTCTTTCAGGAACTCGTTAACGTGCAAGTTCTGCTGTCTGTATCCCGAAGAGAAGTGGATACAGTAGAAGTCGCGTTTTTGTTCACGAGCCAGATCTAGTAAAGCGAGTGCCACTGCTTTAGACCAGACCTCTGGTGTACCGTGCATTGACCCACTACTATCTATACATATTATGATGGGCCCTTTTGCTTTCTTTTCCTTGCCTCTAAGCTCGTACTGTAGGGTTTTACCTTCCATGAAATCTGACATAAACCAGGTTTCAGTGTCCGGATTTAACAGTCGTTGTAGTTCCGAAGGTATTAAGCGATGGACATCCCGACCTGGTTTAATTGAGTGGGTGTCCTCAACGCCTTGTTTGACCTTCTCATGCTGCTTCATAGCCATTATTCGTTTGAATCTACCTGCCAACTCTGCAAGTTTCTTTAGCTTACTAGAATTGCGCAATCTGTCTATGAGTTGCATTTTCTCATGGTAAGGTTTCTTTGTAAATCCTCCAGATTTTTCCAGACCCCAATTCGAGATCATCTCTGAGGTTTCTTTAACCTCGTCTTTAACTCCGGCAACAATTCGATTGATGGTTTTCTGTATACGTTCGCTATCTTCTTTCAATTCATCGGAAGCTTTCTTTCGAAATTCTTCGTACTTTTTCTTAGCTTCTTCTAGCGTATACTTTTTCTTGCTCTTACCCGAACCTTCTTTACCATCTCCTTCGTCCTCGTCGCCTTCGCCCTCTCCCACTCCTTGAGCTTCTTCTCCTTCGCCTTCCATATCAGATAATTCAGCTTCCATGTCAGCTAGCGCCTGCATATTTTCCATATGCTTCTTCATTTCCTCGAGTTTTGCCTTAATCTCTTCTACGAAATATTCGGTACCAATCGCCGAGGAAATCTCATCTAGCTTTGTCATGGCTCGGAGTTCTTTGTACTCTTGAGCGGAAGTTATTGAGTCGATCATTTCTCTATTGAGCAGATGCGATCCCTTCATTTCGTGCTCCTTGCGTTTTTCCGGAGTATATTTATAAAGGGCGCTATAGAGATCTTGTTGCATTTCTTTTATCTGCTCATAATCGTACTCTTCGGCAATTTCTTTTTCGGTCTGGATTAATTTTTTACTGTGAGACTTTATTTTGTCAAAAGCCTCTCGGTCGAACAAGTCATTCTTGATCGAGTATATTTCCGATGAGAACTTTTGTACAAAAGATTCGTCCCCAGGATTATTTATTTTTTTCATGCGCTCACTTGTATATTAAGAATGTCCTCAACAACATATGAGTTCATTCGATCAAGTTTGGATATAAGTTCTTTAACATCGTCGATCTCTTGACCACGATCAACCATGTTTTTGTAGAGCTTTTCAACTTCTTTCCGCTTTTCACGGATTTTTCCGTTGGCTTCCATAGCGTGCTCAACTTGTTTTTTATATCCCTTTGTTTTCTTGATGTTATTAACGATGTCATTGCATTCATGGAAGATCTGTATAATCCTGAATTTATCAGGACTAATTACACCAAGAATGGTCATGAGAGCTTTGCGCTCTTCAGCCTCTTTTTTCCAGCAAGCATTATGGAGGATTTCTATATCGTCTGAGGTAACTTCTTTCTTACCTTTTAACCACGCATGGCTTTTCAGTAATGCTTTTGATTTAACAAAAGTCCTTTCTGTTACTACGATTCCAGCATTTTGTAATGCCGCCCAGACTTTGGTTATGTCATCATGAACTTTTTCAGGGATTGGTAACGCGTCTGCTTGTCGCTTTGCTTCCTTTATTTCCTCTAAGGATATAACTGTAGTTGGGGAATATTTTACCAAGTCCTCTTGCATCATTAGCTTCTTAAAGCTAGATGGCTCCTGAATAGGAATAATTTTATATTTTAAGGGGAATCTGTCATATAGAGCATCAAGGTTATCTTCTGCATCTGGTATTTCGTTGGAAGCTCCAAACACAGTTAGCAGATCCAGCTCTACAGGTTTTCTGTCATTGAAAAATACTCGTTCGTTGAGTACCGGCAATAGCGTATTTAATACACCGCTATTCGCCTTAAAAATTTCGTCAATAAATCCAATGTGACAATCGGCAAGTGTGCCTTCGATCACTCTTCTAAATGAATCGTTTTTTAACCCCTCCATAGAGTGTGGTCCGAACAATTCTTCAGGTGTTGAAAATCTATTTATCAACCACCAGAAATATTTTCCGCCCGTTATGTGCTTGGCATAGTTATTAACTAATGCTGATTTTGCAATACCTGGTGATCCTAAAAACAACGTGTTTGTCCCGCTGAGTATCGCTAAGCTAATTCCATTTATGGGTTGGGTTCTCTCATGAAATATTTCGCCCAACTCTCTCTCAATTGTTTTAAATTTTTCGTGTAACTTTACTGAACTTTTGGCCATTTATTTTCCACCTATTCCGCCTAAAAAGTTGTCCGGATTAAACTGTCCGAATTCACTCATTGTATTGGGAAACAAACCTCCAAATTTCAGAAGTTCTCCTATTCTTCTTAACATATGAGTCATCCATTTTTCGAATTCGGCTCTATATTCAGGATGTATGGTGACATTTTTTAATGTCAATTCTAACTTTACATCATCTGTAGTTCCTGTCACAGTTATAACAGTATCTTTACCTTGTGATTTAGATTTTACGGATTTGAATGTAGAAAGTACTTTGGCTTTCTCATCATCCGTTAGTCCCTGCATCATTGCGTCAGGAACTTGCAAACCGCTAGGATCTTTTTCCTTTTGTTTTGTTTTGCTTTCTACTGTTGCTCCTGGCCTACCGTACGACGCTGGGTTAGGCGGAGGAGTATTTAGTTGGATGTGTATTTGTGCTACACAGTACCAACAAACTTTTGGTTTGTTATGAGCAGGCTTCATTACCTCCTCGTCCGTCAGCTCTATTTCCCCGCAATTCTCGCAGATAGGGTTTTTTCTTCTGTCAACACTATCCATATAACAACTCCTTTTTTTATAGTATAGCGATTTTATATTAAAAAAACAAGAAGGGGAATAAATTAATTCCCCTTCTAAAATATGTCGGCTACCGGCGCGTTAGCCGGTCGTATGCTGGGTGTCTTCTCATTTCATGGTGCCTCCGAATAGTTTTTAAAATAGTATAAGTTGCTCCTCAGTATTCTTATACCATAAAATTTCTAATATTGACATTTGTTATTTTTATGGCTATAATATATGGATATTATATAAGGACATATTCATGCCAATTTTAGACAAGTTTAATCCTGAGGTACAGCAGGAAAATATTAAGAAATCTATCATATCGGGTATACAAGCCCAATACCCAATAAAGGGTTCACAACACACTTTAGAATTAGTCGGTGATCTCAAAATTGATGACAAAACGGACTGGCAGGATTTCCCCAGAGAAAAAGATATTAAACTAAGAAAGCGCTCTCTAACGGTCCCTGTCAAAGGTAACTTCCGCCTTATTGACAACAAAACTGGAAGGGTACTCGACGAAACAAAGGACATGGTTGTAGCCAATGTTCCTAGACTGACTAATAGGTTTACTACGATCTTTGATGGTAATGAATATTCTACAGTAAGCCAATTCAGATTGCGTCCTGGTATTTATACACGAATACAGGATAACGAAGAATTGGAGTCTCAATTCAACCTGGCTCGGGGATTTAACTTCACAATGAAAATGAACCCCGAAGACGGGATATTTTATTTAGTTGCCAACAAGAAAAAATTTAATTTATATGCCTTATTACACGCTCTTGGTGTTTCTGATTCACGCATTTCGCAGACGTGGGGACACGAGTTATATAATAAAAATAAAAATCAAGGTTTAAACAAAGTTGATAAAGTAGTCACTGAATTATACGAATTCATCAGCGGGGAAAGAAAATCTTTCGGTGATTCATTGGAAGGTATTAAGACGTATTTAGACCAAACACAAGTTGATCCTGAAACTACTAGATTAACTTTAGGTGAAAGTTTTGATCGAGTAAATGAGCGCACACTTCTGGCCACATCTAAAAAGTTATTAAAAGTGCATCGTGGTGAAGAGCCTGAAGATGAGCGTGATTCTTTACTATTTAAAAATCTTCATGCTGTCGATGATTTACTTATTAATTTCTTTGAAAAGAAAACTCCTTCTACTATTAAGACTCTAAGATCCAGAACCGACAACAAAGATAGTATACGAGAAATAATATCTCCGGATACTTACTCAGCTCCTATAAAGAGTTTCTTTACCTCCGGGGAATTAAGTAATGCAGCTCCACAAACAAATCTAGTGGAGATGCTGAGCGAATGGAGAAAAACAACTATTCGCGGAGAGGGTGGTATACAAAATCCGCACGCTATCACTTTTAAAACACGAAATATACACCCAACCCATTTAGGATTTCTGGATCCACTAGTAACCCCTGAAAGTAGTAAGGCTGGAGTAACATTATCATTAGGTACAGACGTGGCTCAGGATGAAAAAGGCCTTAAAACCCGGGTTACACTTCCTACTGGAGAAACTACATACTTTCATGTTGACGAGATGTTCAATTCTATTATAGGATTTCCTGACCAGCATGAGAATGGTAAAGCTAAATACAAACAAGTAAAAGGTATACATAGAGGTGAACAAGGAACATTTAATGCAAAGGATGTTAAAGCATATCTAAGTGATCCAACGACAGCTTTTGCCTGGACTACTAATCTTATACCTTTCATAGGAAACACTTCCGGACCTCGTGCAGCGGTAGCTGCTAAAATGGTAACCCAAAGTGTGCAGTTGGAAAACCCAGAATCTCCGTTGGTTAGGGCAGTTGGTCCGGATGGCTCTCCAATCGAAAGAACTATGGAACAATGGATAGCTCCATCCGTACCTGAGGAATTTGGTGATGCAGAGGTAACCAAAATTGAAGACGAGTATATTACTTTAAAGAATAGAAAAGGTGAAAAAAAGAAGGTGGGACTATATAAGGACTTCCCACTTAATCAAGAGAGCTTCCTAAACACCACTCCTATAGTTAATGTGGGAGACAAAGTTAAAAAGGGCTCTCCCCTAGCTAAAACAAACTTTTCCGATGCGACTGGAAATTACGCTCCAGGTTTAAATGTAAATGTAGCATACATGCCCTACAAAGGTTATAACTTTGAAGATGGTGTTGTCATTACTGAATCTTTAGCACAGCGATTTACATCAGAAGCAATGTATAAAAAGTCACTACGAATAGATTCAGATGGACTTTTAAATAAGAAGAAATTTCTAGCCTATTACCCCACAGATCTTACTAGGGCTAACGCTGATAAGCTGGATGACGATGGTATTATTAAAGAGGGTTCCCGAGTAACTTCAGGGGATATTCTTGTTGCATATCTTGCAAAGACGGATATGACTGACACAGAACGAATATTAAAGCAGATGAATAGATCTGCTGCGCAGCCCTATAAAAACCGAGCATTGACTTGGGATGAAGATTTCGAAGGTGTTGTAACTTATGTTAATCGTATCGGTAATGAAATTGTAGTTCATGTTAAAACAAAACAACCGATGGTTGAAGGTGATAAACTTTGCTATGATGAAAAAACTGAAATTCTAACTAATACTGGATGGAAGAACTTTAATGAAATATCGGCTATCGATAAGTTTGCCAGTATAAATGAAAATCAAGAATTAGAATACGTAAATGCAGCTAAAATTAACATATTTGACTATTCGGGCAAAATGTACGCCCTTAAAACTACTCAAGTGGACCTTTTAACTACACCCAACCATAAACAGTATGCAAAACCGCGATACAAAGAAACCTTTTCTTTATATCCTTCAGAGAACCTTTTTGGAACTCGATACAGGCTAAAGAAAAACTCTATAAATAAAAATGAGTCTATTTCACATATAATAATTCCAGAATTAACAGTAAAAGCCGGCCAATCTGGCAAAGGCAACAGAATATTACCCAAGTTACAAATACCCACTAAAACATACATGACTCTATTGGGCATGTTTATAAGTGAAGGAAATCTTGTGTGGCAGGAAAAATCAGGGTCCTACGGAATTGATATTACCCAAATTAAAAGCAACAATGTTAAAGAACTTCTGTCCGAGTTAAATCAGCTAGGTATTAAATATTGCAATAATCTAAAAGCTAGTAATAAAATTAGAATCTACTCAAAACAACTAGCGATCCATCTTAAACCCCTAGGTAAGGCATATGAAAAATATATACCTAATGAAATATTCTATCATGCAAAAGAAGATCTGGAAATACTATTAAAATGGTTAATTTGGGGAGATGGCCATATTAGTAAATCATCCACATCTTATACAACAACCTCGAAACAATTGGCAGATGACGTTCAAAGATTGGCTCTTCATATTGGTATATCCGCAAATATTAAACGCTATAAAGGGGTGGATAGGGAGTTTGGAGGAAAATTATATAAATGTAGAGATAAATATGTAGTTTATTTTTATATGAAAAAAAATGAACCAGAAATTAACCATGGCCATATTAAGTCACAAAATGGTCAAAAAGAACAATGGATCGATTATTCTGGAAAAGTTTTTTGTCCTACCCTAGTTAAAAATAATGTTGTATATGTTCGTAGAAATGGAAAAGCAGTATGGTCGGGTAACAGTGGACGATACGGAAATAAAGGTATTGTAACTAAAATTATTGCTGATGATGAAGCTCCTCATACTCAGGATGGTGATCGAATAGATCTAATCATAAATCCACACTCAGTTATAGGGCGTATGAATATGGGGCAAATTTTAGAAACCGCTGCTGGTAAAGTGGCCAAGAAAACCGGCAAGCCATTCAATATTAAAAATTTCGACGGTAAAGACTACACTACAGAAATATTGAANGAAATGAAAACTAATAACATTGCACCCGAGGATGTGCTCCTAGATGGTAAAGANGGAAAACCTTTNGAAAANCCAGTATTCTGGGGTAATCAACACACACTTAAACTAATGCATGTTGTGGANCANAANTTCAAAAGCCGAGGATTACCTGGTACATACGATGNTAATGANCAACCTGTTAGAAGNCCNGTAGCNGGTGCACAGAAACTAGATCCTTTACAAATGTACTCGTACTTAGCTCATGGTGATACAAAAGAACTGCTATACGAGGCCACAGCTATTAAAGGGCAAAAGAATGATGAATATTGGAGACAGTTGCAATTAGGTATGCCTCCGGTTAAACCTAAACACAATTTTGTATTTGAAAAAATGTTAAACTATATGCGAGCTGCTGGCGCTGATGTTAAGAAGACTGGTGATGAGCTTGTAGTTACTCCATTAACTGATGACGAAGTATTACGCAATTCAGCAGGCGCTTTAAAATCAGCCGGTAAAATGCTGCGAGGTAAAGATCTTGCAGAAATACCTGGTGGATTGTTTGACAGAAAAATTACGGGAGGTATGCGCGGTGAAAATTGGTCGCATATCAAGTTAGAAAATGAAATACCGCATCCTCTATATGAAAAGGCTATACTAAGTCTGTTAGATATGACTGGACCTCAGTTTGAAAAGATTATGAATGAGGAAGTTGAAGAAGATGGCAAAACTGGCTCAGAGTTAATACGTCATAGATTAGCATCTATCGATCCAAAACTAGAAGTAAAACGAGTAAAAGAAGAACTACAGAAAGCACCTGAAACCAAGGTTAATAAACTACATACTAGGCTACGTCATTTACAGGCCCTGGATAAGTTAAACTTAACCCCAGATAAGGCATATATGATGAAAAATGTTCCTGTTCTTCCTCCAAAGTATAGACCAGTATATGTGATGGAAGATGGTAATCTTATGCCGTCTAAAATAAATTTAGCCTATAGAGATTTAGCTTTAACGAATAACCAAATAAAAGAAGTTCGTGAAATAGGGCTAGATGATAAAGAATTTAATCGTAACAATAGGCGTGAATTATATCAAACGGCTAAAGCTTTAGTGGGATTAACAGAACCTGCAACTTATTATAAAGATAAGACAGAAGGAGCAATTCGTTTCCTAGCAGGTACTGGACCAAAGCACGGATTTATTCAAAACAAGGTTTGGAGTAAAGCACAAGATCTAGCAGGCCGCTCTACCATTACCATTGAACCCTCATTGGGTCTCGATGAGGTTGGGTTACCCAAAGAAATGGCCCAGGACATTTTCCGGCCATTCGTAGTAAAAGAACTTGTTAATCAAGGATTTACCCCAGTAGAAGCAGTTGAGCAGTTAGAGGAGTGGACATCCTCAGCGCAAACTGCACTAGAAAACGTCGTACGTTCACGCCCAGTTATATTAAACCGTGCACCGTCTCTACATAAACATAGTGTGCAGTCATTCAGGCCTACTCTTACAGAGGGTAAGAGTATCAAACTTAATCCGCTTGTGTTTCAAGGATTCAATGCTGACTTAGACGGTGACACAATGTCAGTACACGTGCCTATATCGGATAAAGCAGTACGGGAAGCACACGGAATGATGCCGAGTAGAAATCTTTGGAAAGCTGGAGACAAAGCTCATATGCAGGGGTTCGGTCAAGATTATATACTAGGGCTATACTATTTATCAGTAGAAGGTACTGAAACCGGAAGGTCATTCAATACTTTAGCCGAGGCTAAACGCGCTGGACTAAAAATGGATGATGTTATAAATATAGCCGGAAAAAGGACTACCCTTGGAATAGAATCGTTAAAGAAAGTGTTGCCTCAAAAATATCATAATTTTGCTCGGAATTTAGATGCTCGTAAACTTCAAGAATTGGTTGATAAGCTGGCTAAGGAAGATGATCATTTATTAACACAGGTTATGAACGACCTTAAGGATTTAGGTCGTGACTACGCTACACGTAGAGGTACGACTATATCTATCACCGACATGGCCATCGACAGGTCTTTCCGTGACGATATACTAAAACGCTATGACCAAAAAGCTAAAACAGCCAAAACTCCGGAAGATAGAGCCAAGATATACTCAGAAGCTAAAAAAGAAATCGTGACAGAGCAGGATAGAAGGCTGCGCGGAAGAAACAACATGTATGATATGGTTATGTCTGGAAGCGCAGGGAAAAAAGGTGCAGGGGCATTGCCTCAGATATTAACATTTCCCGGGGTATTCGAAGATGTTCATGGTCGTCCTCTAAAGGAACCTGTACGAAAATCTTGGTCGGAAGGTTTGGATTCATCTGAATATTTTGGAACCTCGTTTGGAACGCGTAAAGGTATCATCGACAAAGCGGTTAATACGCAAGAGTCTGGTGCATTGAATAAACGTATGTTATTTAATACAAAAGATTTGGTTATTACTGAAGAAGACTGCGGGACACGTGAAGGGCTAGAACTTGATATCAACGACAAAGATATTATGGATAGATATATGGCTAGAAATGTCGCGGGCGTAGGTCGTCAAAATGATGTCATCGATCATACGTTAATAAATAAAGCCCGCATGAAAAATGTTGAAAAACTTATAGCTCGTTCACCGTTAACGTGTGATACAGCAGATCACCGCGGTGTTTGTATAAAATGTTATGGTCTAATGGCTAATGGCAAACCTCCTAGAATAGGAGAGCCAGTAGGTATACTCGACAGTACCGCGGTTACCGAAAGATCAACACAGCTAACCATGCAAACGTTCCACTCAGCTGGAGCTGCCGGAGGAGGAGGAATTCTAGCGGGGTTCCCACGTCTGGAGGAACTTGTAATGTTTCCACAAGTCATAAAACAGAAAGGTGTTATGGCTAAACGAACTGGAACTGTAGATTCAATACGACCTAACCCAGCCGGCGGTCGAGACTTATTTATTGATGGAGAAAGACATTTTATACCTCGTGAAAGACAACTTAAAGTTAAATTAGGAGATCGAGTGCAAAAAGGTGATGCTATTACTGATGGTTCATTAGATCCTAGAGAAATTTCACAGCTTCGTGATCACTTAGCTGCCCAACGCTACATTGTTGATGAAATGGACAACGTTATGGGAAACAAATTCCATAAGCGAACTTTTGAAACAATTATGCGCGGTATAGGGAACAACGTAGAACTTACTGATGTACCGGAAGATGTCGATGAAGATATTGCACGAGGTGGTATATCAACACTGCCTATAATACGTAGACTTAATCGTCGTCGACAAGAAGAAAAGAAAAAACCAATTAAATTCCGTCCATACTTTAGAAGTATTGATATGTTACCGCTTGACAGTGATGATTGGTTAAGTAGACTGTCTACTAATAGATTAAAAGACACTATCGTGCAAGCTGCCAGTCAAGGAATGCGTAGCTCTATCCATGGACCTGATCCAATGCCAGGTTATCTACATGCTACTGAATTTGGTCAAGACCTTGACGCAGAATCCGGTAAATTTTATTAGGCTAAAAAAAAGAGCCCGAATAACCGGCGGGCCCTTTTTTTACTACTTACCTTAAGCCATGACTATCAAGAGTAGACTTAAGGTTTCCTTTTGACTCATGTTTTGGCAAACGTTTTCGGAACAGGCTATTCTTCAACAAATTTTTCATAACTTGTCGTGTCGACTCAATAACCTGTGTACCGGTCGTGCCTTCAGGTATATATATACAAGTACCCACGTTACGGCGCACGTCGAACTCCCTTTTTTCATTGAAAGTTCGTACCACCTGCTGTGCCACAATTTTGGACAGAAGGGGTAGAGTCTTTCGATTGGAAAACCACTCTATTGCTTCATTATTCAGCTCACCATCCACAGTAAACATATATATTCCGTTGGCTATTAGCCTTGAATGATAACCTGAATTTGCCCGCAATGTTTTGTAAGTTGAGTCCTGGTTCACTCTATTACCTATAAGGCTCTTTAGCACGTTGATCCAGGTCTCGACCTCGTCACGATCTGCTATGGGATCTAACCCTCTTATTGGAAGAAAATCTTCGTGGGTTAGTTGTTTGTTAACAAGGCTTGCTAGATGTAGTCTTTTTGTTAATCTAATACCTAAGTGCTTATCCACTGCAAGATATCCTAGCAGATTCTTTTCCCACTGCCTAAACTCAGCAGGTACTTTGGCCTCCCAACGATCATACTGATCGCTGAGCCACTGAGTATATGCCAACACGTCATAATTATCTTCAGCAACGGCTCTCGCCCTTCTAGCAGCTACTGGGTTAAGATAAACTTTAACCCTCAAGTTTCTTCCTGCCAACGCGTTGCCAATTGCTTCTTCCGCCCCTGTAACAAAGCAAAGTTTGTTGGCAAAGATAGTTGCCGTTATTTCATCGCCGTGTTTCAGGTAGGAGTGATCTAAAACATCTGAAATGCGTGTAGGGTGTGTAATACGTGCATCGCCCCCAAAAGAAGACAGTGGTACATTTGTGGCGATAAAATATTCGCCATATTCGTCGGTTTTTATGGTTGCTTTGATTTTGGTACCATCCTTAAGTTGGATGGTGCAGAACTTGCGTCCTCGACGAATAACAGTTATTGGTGAGGTTTTGTATCCCAATTTTGCTAAGAGATCTCCAACCTTGGCAATACAGTTTGGTCCAGTTGAAACCTCTTTCATTAGATTACGTAGGGCCTGTGCTTCAGGAGATGGCTCGATCCAACCTAGAATATTAGTTGTCTCAAGCATCAGAGCCACGTTACCTATAGTCCTAGCACTAGCTGCAAACGGTGTAAGGTGGCCCACAACCACTTTTGTCTGTCCCCGCTTATAGGGCACATATTTCCCCAAAACGGGGTCGAAAAAATGTCCATCTTTGTGCGCTTGTTCTTCCATTTCGTCGTACACTGACTTATTAATGGTGCGCTGTTGCGGATGGTTATCCGGTGAATTTACAAATGCTTTATGTGACATGTATATCCTTCCATAATTTATTTGGAATTATGCCAACTTCACTGTCACCCTCACTTATTTAATTGTTTATAAATATTTTTGACCTGAGATTTGTTTAGGTCAATTGCAAAAATTTTGCTCTTCCGATGTGCGTATACATATCGGAAGATAGGTTCTTCAACTTTATTCTTATACCAGGAATAAATTGAAATTGGTATGTATGGGATAATAAAATCCACTATCCGCACCAATATAAATAAATATGCGGGCATATCTTGGCACATAATACCATTTTTATTACCCTCATCATCGTATAAAAAACTATAAGATCTCATAGGGGCCTCAGTTGAATGTGAAAACGTGCTTCCATCTCATCGATGGTTTGTTTAGGAACATTATGTTCGGATACGCCTTTATGGCGATTCTCTACAATTATAGAAAAAGCCCGATGCCCCCATTCTTCAGCGTACTTAACATATTTATTTACTTCTGATTCTCGGGTAGATGTGTTAGATACTACCACGCTGTTTCCTTGCTTTAATTGTTCAGTCACCTTGCTAAAACACCATGCATGCGCATCTGATACTTTACTTGGATCAAAATTATAATTTCCATCTTTATCAGTGTGGTACATGTCTGCTTCAAAGTAAGGTAGTCCGAACATCTTGGCAAGCGTGGTCTTCCCAGAGCCAGGAAGACCACGTATAATAATTAGATCTGCCATATTAAGGTAAGATTGGTGGTCCTAGATAAAACTTCTGGATGTACACTAGATCTCCTCCATCCATTCTTAGTTTGAATAGAGACCCATTATGATCCAAAAGTTTAGCGTGTGTTTGCCAGATAGGATTGAACAGAACAAAGTGTTTATGTTTTTCTATTCTTTCCTTATCTTCCGGAAATTTCTTGAATAATTTATAATTCTTTTCGTCAAGAAGCATAAATTCTTCTTTTTCGTACTCGTCCAAATCAGCTAGATAACAATACTCCTCCAAATCTGGATTAGTAGTTATTATCATGCCATTCCCAATTTCGTGTTTTTCCACTAGGGTGGTAACATCATTGGCCTCATCAATTACTTTATATTCATAAGTTTCCGGATTAAGCTCAATTAAATAGTACCTATCCCATATCAATTTTCGTATGCTCCCAAATAAACTCGTCATCCAAAATTGTTCCATTCTTTGGGCTGACGGCATTTATTTTAAAGTTTTTCCATTTTGGAAATCCGCCCGTTTTCTTCTCCTGTCGATTTAACTCTCCGACATTCACTGGAGTATATGGAACAAGCTTATCGTCGTAGATATTGGAATTACACACAAGTACATGTTGCTGCACTGAGTTACGAAGTTTACTCACAACTATGATTCTCGCATAGTCCGGAGCTTTCATAAACAGGTTCTGTGCCAACAGATGATCATACCCATGCCGATACTTTTTCATCTCAACCATGAGACTCTTTGGCGTCATGTTTATTACTTCGTATTCAATGTCATCGATTGAGCTTAACAATACCGGCGATATCTGCTTTAGATTATCTTGTAACCAAGAAACTTGGTCTAACAGATAAACCTGAGCTGATTTTATTTTATCATCCGGATATTTGTCCACAAACGGAGTTGGAAACTCGTTTATGAAGTTACTCAATAACGAAGGAGTGTTATTTTTGTAATACAGATATCTATTTGTATTCCATAACTCCAATTCAGCTAATAAGATTTTGTGATTCGGAGTAGAATCAAATATCGATTTCCGGGTAGCTGGATCCAGCAAGGCTATTGCAAACACATCGATTGGATTTATATCGTATGTTGCACGATGTATCACATTTGGATACCAATCAGGATTCTGCATCACAAACATATATGCCTGTGTTGCTATGGATGCCTGTCCATTTTTATCCTCCTGACGAAATAGCCGCTGATGGCCGAATGTTACTATACTACGATCACGTAGCACCCGGTGTGCCGGTACTCCCGGCTCAAATAGTACTTTACCTTCCGGCGAAATATTTAAGCCGATAGCGCACTCTCCGTCACCTAATTCGATTTGGAGATTTTGCGCCCTTGCCGCGGACATGTCGATTAAGTTTATCATTTTATTACAATTTCTCCTTCTATTAATTCAATGAAGACCTCGTTGAGTTCTTCTTCCGTTTCGAGTAACTTATCAGCGAGTTTAGTTTCAATTAGATCCTGGATCACTCGCCTTAATGGTCTCGCCCCATATTTATCGGACCATCCTTTATCTACACAATATTTCCGAGCTTCCTCAGAAATATTGATTTTAATTTTTGGATTCAAATCGACCAACAGTTTATCGAATATTAATCCGATATGCTCCATAGTTAACTTGTTAAAAAACACAATATTATCCACCCTATTTATGAACTCAGGTTGGAATGTATTTTCTACATCTTTGTCAACCATTTCTTTTACTGTCTCCTTATGGTCGCCAAAACCAATCGTGGTCTTAGTCAGGTTACGGGCTCCAATATTACCAGTCATTATAATAATGGTATTCTGGAAGTCAACTTGTCTTCCCGATGAATCCGTTAAGTGCCCCTCCTCTAATATTTGAAGTAATACGTTATATATTTTAGGATGAGCTTTTTCGATTTCATCGAACAGAACCACTGAATAAGGTCTACGTCGAACTGCTTCGGTAAGTTTACCGCCTTCTTCGTAACCAATATACCCGGGAGGCGCTCCGATTAAATTACTTATCGTAAACTCTTGAGAAAATTCTGACATATCAAATGCCAGAAAATGCTTTTCAGAATTGAACATCAACTTAGCTAATTGCTTAGCCAAATAAGTTTTACCTACACCGGTTGGTCCAAGAAATAGGAATGATGGGGCCTTTCGAAGCTGACTCGTCTTAACGCGAGCTCTTTTAACAGCTTTACTTAGTTCCCTAATTGCTTCCTCTTGACCTACAACCAATTTGTTCAAATCTTGCTCGAGCGTTTTTAGCTTTTCCCTGTCCTTTGCGGAAAGCTTATCCACCGGGATTCCTGTCATTGTTGCTACAACTCTTTGTACCACCGCTTCATCAACCACTGCAGTTTTATTTAGTTTTGCTATACTTCCAGCTTCGTCTATCACGTCAAAACCCTTATCTGGAAAATTCTTATCCGTGATATAGCGCGCGCCTAGGTATACAACCTCTTCCAGGGCTTTAGGTGTAAACTGCAGATCATGAAACTTCTCGTACGAATAAACCGTATTTGTAAGAATCTCCAGGGTTTGGTCTTCGTTCGGCGGTTCTACGTATATCTTTTGGAACCTGCGCTCCAGCGCGGCGTCCGTCTCTATATGCTGTTTATATTCACGAGCGGTTGTTGCGCCTATGCAACGTATTTCTCCACGAGCCAGATACGGTTTTAATATATTAGCCGTATCTCCTTGGCCTTCCCGGTTACCGCTACCCACGATACCGTGAATCTCATCTATAAACACAATATAATCTGGATTACCGCGGAGATCCTGTATAACCGACTGCAATCGTTGCTCGAACTGTCCTCGGAATACTGCTCCGGAAATTAGGGCATTTAAGTCCAACATAAATATACGTTTATCCCGTAGAGGTTCCGGAACCTGTTTAGATACAATACGTTGCGCAAGTCCCTCAACTATGGCGGTCTTGCCGACGCCAGCTTCACCTATGAGTATAGGATTATTTTTGCGCTTTCTTCCAAGTATTTGAACTATGCGTTCCAATTCTGTTTCCCGATCAAATACCGGATCCAATTGATTTTGTTCAGCAGCTTCTATTAGATCTGTGGAGAAATGTTTAAGTGCGCCAGATTCCTCTTTGGGCTTTGGGGGCATAAATTCCTTACCAAAATAACCTGCCATCCGTAAATGACGGTATGCTACGGTGTCCTCTTGGCTTATTATAGCCTCAAACAAATCATTTGAGGTAACTTCAGAACCCTGTGAAGATTCTTCGGCACGCTTTAGTATCAATGAGGCGCTTTCCCCGAATGACACTGCCTGCATCTGAAATCCTGGAGTCGGATACTTTAAATTCTCAACCAAACTAGATTCCAGTTTTGCGATGTTGTCAATTTTGGATATCAGAGTTTGGTGAGCACTGCATTTATCGGTTTGCACGATGGCTAATAATAAATGCGTACTTTCAATTCTGTTTTTACCGTACTCTATACAGATCGTCTCAACCTGTTGCATAACTTCCTGTAGTTCTGACGAAAATGGTTTCATTTTTCAGCTTTCTGTAAATATAACAATAGAACATACCAATAAGCCTTGGTATTATCCTTTTTTAGTTGATTTAATGATTTAAACGGAGCAATTGGCTCCGAAGGAATGTCAACGATACTAAGATTGTATTTCTTTAGTATCTTGGGAATTGTTATCTTCATATTTATCCAATTCTTCAAATGAAGACGGGAAATACTTTAGTGTAGCTTCGTATGTCCAAGGCATTTTCTCCTTGAATATCTTTAGTATTTCGTACGCGTAATCCCGTATCTCTTTTTGTGCATGTGATTCACAGCGCAAAATAAAGAAATTCATCAAAGATCGAGCGTTAACCGTCCACGTAAATTGTGTATAATAAGCCGTTCCCAATACTCCACGCGCCAACTCCTTCGCTAATCCGGCTTCTTTTAACCAAGTATATATCCACTGTTGTCGGTACAACTCATGTTCGTATACCTGCCATAATTTTACTCTTTGATGATTATTACGATAATTTATTTTATAGAATGCATCATCATATATAGGATGATGAAATGGAAATTCAAAACTAGCCAGGTCTGCGTCTACGCTGCCTTGCTTGTTTTCTTTTGATTGCGGTCTATATTTATCTGGACGGTGGAAATTATCAGCAATTTTTTCTGTATATCGTCCAGACATCGTATTAATACTTGACCAACGATGCTTTACCCATTGAAAATGTACGTACAGCGGACATCTTATCCTGAACTGGAATACCGCGGCTTCTAGCGGTGTGCCGTGCTCGTGTTCTAAAAGGAAGTGTAATAATTTTCTGTCTTTTTCCGGACCTTTTAGATTTCCGGCATATGATGATCGTGCGGCTGCGACTGCTAGTTCATCCAGCGTTTTAGCGCACCCTTCATCTGTTTCTTCGGACACCAATGAGCCTACGAACTTAATCCAGCCATCTGTGCCTATTTTAATTTTTTCACTCATGTTAATTTTTATTAGTTAAAATAAAGGGCCCCTAGTTGGGGCCCCATAATCAATATGTAAGGATGATGGCCCTTGAAATATCGGCCATTGCGTTATGTATATCATCTTCGTACATACGTTTTGAAGTAGCGGCTGACATAACACCATAATCTTCGATTATGGCAGATAACATTCTGCCACTATAATGATCGTGAACATACGTACGTATTGACCCATATTTGGTTCTTTCCACATGAACCTTATCGCCAAATGTGGAATCCAACTGCTCCAAAAATGCGCGGTTATATTTAGTAAACGCGGGCCCATCCCCCTGTATCACCCTTGCGGCCATTGCAAATCCAGTACCTACGACCTTATCATTATAAATAAATGCTATAAAAGCGTAGTTACTATAACGATATTTGTCCGAAAAAATAATGACGTCTAGGTACCCATTGAACACTAAATGCTCTAACTCAACTTTGCTATCCGAGGGCATTCGCTCAAGAACACTTACTGCATGATTAAGCGATGAACCATATGGTATGGCTGGAAATAGACTTTCCAATGGCTCTTCGTCTGTTTGAACAGCTGAACTACCGGATGTATCGATAAAATGCCCAACCGCCGAGATCACTAGAAGTGTGGCGATCAAGGACATTAAGATTCCTATAACCGTCTTTTTAGTCCCGGTCATATCAACCTCCTTTTTGTTGGTGAATAAATTTACCTTACACTAATCTTATACCATAATTTAAGTAAATAGTTCCGTCATGACATCAGCTATATCCGTATTTGATACACCAAGTTCATGTAGGTTTTCAACTATAGCTTCACAATAGGGATCTATTTCTGCTATGAATTTATCCGGATTGATTTGGTTCAGAATCGTTATGGGGTCCGTCGTTGATTCGAACCGCACCTTTGATATCCACAGATCCCATATCTGGTTCTTGTAGGATTTTGTCTCTAATATCTTCTTTTTCGGCACGAGTGGCATAAAATAGTTCTCCTATAAACAAGCGTATAAGTTCGATTAGAGTTATTGGTGCGAACGGAACCACTACACCATCCTTATCTCTTAGCGCGTGGTCAATAATGATTTCTACATTTTTGAAGGTAGGTACAAGATCATAATGAAGAGCCCACCAAGCTGCGTCTGTTTCGCCTACCATATGCAAATGCATGCCAAATTTAGAGAGTGATCTTCTTACCTTTATTCGGTCAAACTTTGCAGGTTGCGCAATTTCGTTAAACTGACTCTCAAGATCTCCGATATGATTTTGTAATAGTATAGATGAAAGTATCAAGTCCAATACTTGATCATCCCTGTATATAACATTATACAATCTTTTAGCTGTAACATTCTCTAGCTGTACAGGTTCAGTTAAAAAGGGGAGAATAGTATCAAATTGTAACTTGCTGTCTTCATCTCCCCTTGGATAATATATAATATTACTATCAGTAATTTTTACTATATTATGCATCAAAACCTCACATGATATCCGACATTGAATGTGGAGTGGTGAAGGTCGTATGTGAATATATAGTTTCTGTAATATAACCCACCTTGTATATTCACAAACGTGTTATTAAACGCAATGCTACCAGCAGGCACTCCAGCGTATAATCCAGCATGGATTCCATACTGTCGCACAGGTCGTGCGGGTGCGGGCGCTGTATGTAGCAATCTAAATGCTTCGGGATCCATTTGATGAGATGCCGACAAATTGACTCCCGGTACTCCGGATACTGTACGTATCCGCCATATACCATCTTCATCACGACCCAACTCACTGTATATAGGTATAGGATCTATATTGATAGATATGTCATAATAAGATGCGGGTAGGTTGTCAACATAGGCTCGCGTATATCCAGTATAATGTATTATATTTCTAGAGCCTGAAAAGTCAATCTGTAAGTATGCTCCCGTGGTATCTTCACCACTTATGGCATCGACAAATTGTTTGTCGTGTAAGCTATCGATCTCAGCTTGTAGTTCAGATGCAATACCTATCCAACGCTGTGCGCGGCTTCTTTCAGCGTTATAGCGATTAACCATGTCATTTAGATCACTATTTAAATCAGTAACTCGAACTGCCAACGTATGTATGCTGTCGGCTTTCTGCTCGAGTTGTTCATTATACCACGCTTCATTCTGCGCTATCTGGCTCTCCGCAGCTTCCAATTCTGCGCGAGCTGCGTCACGCTGGGATTTAAAAGTACTAGCTGCTATTGTTAACGATACTATCATCAAAGCAACAGCAGCTATAACAAGTCCCGATGATCCTAATAAATTTCCAATCATTGTTATTTCTCTCCTGTGTATACATACGTGAATAGGTAAGGTTGTTCCCAGCTATCCAAGTAATTTTTAATTCTCATTACTTCACGCACATAGTTACGAGTTTCGCGATATGGGGGTATCCCTCCAAAACGCTGAACCGCTCGTGGGCCAGCATTATATGCAGCTAATGCCAAAGGTATGCTATTATATCTATCTAGCATTGCACGTAAATATGCCGTTCCTCCCATAATATTTTGTTGGGGATCCCATACGTCCAATACTCCCACCTCCATGGCGGTGATATCCATTAATTGCATTAGCCCCTTTGCACCCTTATGCGATTGGGCCAACACATTTGCATTGGATTCCACATATATGATTGCCTTGATTAAGTTGGGCTCAATATTATACGTGTGTGAAGCTTGACAAATATACGGTAAGTATGTATTTAAACGATTCATAAAAACCACCTCTCTAACGTCGTACCTATTAAACTCGAATTCGTTTTGGGTTAAGTCCCTAAGAGCGTTTACCGCATCGAGTATTTCGGTAAATGAGGTGGACGTTTCTAATACATGCTGTATATTTTTGATTGTCTGGACAGTATCGATTTCTCGATATATCTTGTCCGCAAAAAATAAGTGTACTCCATAAATATTACCGTTGAGATAAAATACCCCAGGTGGTGGAGTAACTTCCGGCTTTGGTTTAATTTGTGAAAATAGCAATAGTCCTAATATAAGAACTATCCATCCAAAAATGACGACTGTCTCTACTTTAGTAGGCTGTCTCATTTATTTTTCCCCTTTATTGTTTTTGATTTTCGTTGCTGTTTACGCTTACCAGCAAATTTTTTAGCTATACCGGCCTTCTGCAAAGCCGCCTGTAACCCATCTTTATAACCTTTAGGCTTCATCACTTTCTCCTAGCAACTCCCGTTGCGTCCTTAAAGTAAATTTGGATAAGTCGACATTACCAGTCTTCGATAATGAAAAAGCAATGCCTCTATCAATAGAATCAGAGTACACGTTGAGTATATGCTCAGCCTTTTCTTTTTGACTGGCGTCTTCTGGAAGTTGTTGTAAGGTTTCTTTGATACTTTCAACCTTTTTCAAATAGTCCTCATACTTTCGATATAGATTATCTGATAAACGAAAAGCTTCTTCTAACGATTCAAAATCATATAATTCTTTTAATGTTTCTTCAAAAGTATTTTTATCTGGACATCCTTGATTTATAAACAACTCACGTATACGCTTTTCAGTTAACTCTGCTTTGGCACGATGCTTTGCCAAATACCAATCAGACTTAACTTTTAAAATCTTCTGATCATTGTCATAGTATAGGCAGTATCCCTCTATACCTTCAACAACCAGTAAATATTTGATTAACTCCGATAAAGATTCAAACTCCTGATTACATATTCGAGGTCTTGGTACGTCTAATTCATTCGCCAATACATCTAGCTCTAGTTGGTTATAGAGTGAGTAGTCCTCATGCCTAATGGCACCTACCAGATATATGTCAGGTTCCATAGATTTAATTATTATGGTATTCCTTGGAGAAAGCCATTCATAAATATACGAAATATTTTGCTTACCTTCAAGTGCCCCGGGATATTTTTTGGATAATATATCGATTTCATCTCCGTTTGGATGATATCGTGCATTTAATTGTCGACGTGTTCGTATAATATCGGTATCTTTATACTTACTGACTATTAAAGCGCTACCATCCAATTTCTCTATTATATTAACCCCCTCCAAATTACTTGGTGGTATTGGGAATAGATCGCGCCTTTCTCCTAGATTAAAGAATTTCGGAAATGATGCTGATACTAGCTCACCATTTTCATTCCACAAACTTGACCTAAAGATCAGATTATCGGGTGTCCAAAACTCAAAGCTTAACAGTCTTGGATATGTAAGATATAGCTTATGTCCATTGAGGTAATGTTCCCGTACGTGAAATATTGACCGATCAACGTCTTTCAGATTAATTCTCATTATTTTCCTCATCTAGTTCATAGATAGATATGTTGCAAGGATTTCCGTCAGTGTCTTCATCAAAATAACCAAAATACCACCGAACGTGTATAATTAATTGTTCCATTTATAATTTCCTGGTAAATTTCATTCTGTAATATTGATGCCAGCAGACGTTTATTGTTTATATACAAAGAATGTTTGTCTTTTGGATCATACTTAAATGCTATTTTGTACTTCTTATAATGTGTATAAATTACATTGCCTTGATCATCTAAAAGCTCTCCAATTAAAGGAGAGTCGGGGTTGTCTACAACCTCGTGCCTAACTAATATTGCATTCTTTATAAAGCTCATTAAGTAGGGCCTTTCCTGTATATTTTAATTTCTCTAAATAATTTCTATTGGCAACATCTATTATAAAATATTCAAACCTCAATAGCTCCTTTGGATCCAATTCAGCTCTAGGTTCCTTGTATTCAACAGCTATTTCGTCTACAAATCTATTATAATCAGGACAATATATCGGCATACTGAATCTTCTATCCATAGCCAAATCTCCGATTTTGTGAGCTAAGGCTTCTGCATTAGTATTTATAACATTTAAATCCAAAACTCCCGGACTTTCAAATAAATGCCCGATAAGCGATGCGTGACCAATTATAATCATAATTGAGGCAGTTCTTACTATAGTATCTTTGGAAGAAGCACTTGTCGCGTATACCTTACTAAAACCTTCAAAGGTGTCATCCAAGTATAAAAATTTTTTTCTCATTAGAATTGACAGTTTAGATGAGCTCCCGGTAATTTCTCTAAAATGGCTTTGTAAAATTCATCCGCAGTTTCATAATCTTTAAAGTGAAACTTTATGCTATGATGGTCCTCATAGATTATTGTTACCGATGCCTGTTCATAAATATGGCCGTTATGTATAAACCGATTGAACTCATGTAATCTTTCTTTGTTGTACGAGATGCCGGCCTCTTTTAATGTACCATACTCTTCCGTATCTCCTCCAAATATAGGTTTGTATTTGCTATATTTATAACGATTATCCTTGACGGCACCTAAAAGTCTTACATCTCTAACCTTTTCTAAACTAATAGTTCGTTTCATTTCTTAACTCCGCACACAGTGCATTTATATGAAGGGGTTCCAGTTTTTCCTCCTCCGCCGCTGTTATGTACTCTGTTACCCTTTCCATACTGCTTGTCTTGGTATTCGTGTTTGCATGTACATGGTAATGTTTTAACAGCCATAATACCTCCAATTAATTAGGGCCACCAATTAGGCGGCCCAGTATTAGAATATAATTAATATAATAATAATCCAGATCAAAATCCAGAATATAAGGAATTCGGTTGGCACCCACCAGCGTTTTCCCTTTTCATGGGTTAATTTATCGTATAATATGTGCGCATTATATGCCCACGCCCATGGTAACCATATATGTACCTTCCATCTGGTTAAATACACGTGAGTCATATGATAGACCTCATACCGTATAGGAAGTCCATACTTATTCCAATCCCACAAAAAAGAGAAATCAGGTAGCGCACCCGCAATAAACATCGTGATCAAGAAATAATGAAGTATACTATTCCCAATAGTAATACCTATTGCTGACAGTATAGCCACGAATACTAGTGCAATTATTTTTCCTATAAATCCATGCTGTATAAGATCCCCCATTATCCCTTCAATCCCTCATGTAAAAGTTTGGATAAGGCGTCCAGAGATTGATATAGCTCTTCCTCCAGCTTGTTAGGGGGTTTAGGTTTCTTTTGGAACCCTGGCGATTCATTAACGTTGAATACCATATCCCAATCTAAGGGCTTAAATTTTCTAGATGTTCCAGCACGGACCTCATCAAGACTATCTATGAATCTTTCAGTTTTATCCTGAAGATTATCTATAAGCTTGTTACCTGCTGGATGTGAGAACCAATGTGGCGCTTCAAAAGCAAACGCAATTCCTTGTTCCTCTAAATTAACATATGTAGGCATTTCTATCCAACGTGACATATATTTAGGTGTTCGTTTTGTTAATAGTGCCTTTGCAGCTTTTCGTATAGCGGTTCTGTAAGAGAACCCTTTTTTATCGTCGTCAAAGGGATCCTTTATGGTTTGACCATATGCTAATGGAGTCCCCTCATCGTTCAGCAATAAACATGCTGTAACTATTCTACCCTCTGGTAACGTTTGTCTAGTGACAATCGGGTAGACCGTAGGATATTGTTTCTTCATCACTTTTCCTTGGGTTTTGTCGGTTTTATAATCGTGTCTCCACAGCATCCGCATTTATACGGTGGTGGAATTATGTGTTTAGTACACTTTGGACAAGTGTACTCAGAACAATTCGTTCTGACTATTATACCACACTCGCATTTATATATATCTTTCATGTTTAAGTTTTCTACAGCTCTGTTGAGTAATTCAACAGTACAAATTTTTAATATGCTTTATACGCCGTAATTTAACACAAAAAGGGATAGGCATAATTTTTGCATATAATTACTATACCAGAAAAGGAGATAATAATGGTAGCTATATTCGTAGTATTAACAATATGCTTTTTTATGGGCGTTGATTTGATAGTTCAAAAAATTCAGGCATCCGAACGAAATAAAATCCGCGACATGTCCTATGATGAAATCAAGGAGTATGTGGGGTTAACTATGGCGGATGGCGGAGAGCCTACTAAGGAAGCTTAACCCGCGTATTGGCAGGAAAACTTTTTGTATTTAGTATATTTATCGCAAGGTCAACGTCTTTATCCGTTAGCCCTGTCTCCCAACTGGTATGTACAAAATTGTCTTTCTGCCAGTACAACATATCTGAATCATCGTCTAGTATAACATAGTCCCCGAACCTATGGTAATCTTTTACGTGGTCTCTTACCCATCGTAGTATCTGATTACCGCGCAAACAATCCGAACAACTATCAGTTTTAGTTCTACCAATTATTTCTCCGGTAAATCCATGATGTTTAAGAGCATCTAATAACTCTCTAAACATGGTACCATAGCGCCACGTAGAGCTCACTACTATCTTTGCGCCTGTGTTATCTACTATTTTCTGCAGTCTTTTTACTTGCTGTGGATCTAGATGATCTTTAGGTGTTCTATGTTTATTTCTACTTGTTCTAGATTCAAGAAACGTTTTAGAATTTAAAACACCATCAACATCCAAAAATATTATTTTCATTCTTTATATTCCTCGGGCCATCTATCTCCATACCAAAGCACTGGCTTACTTAGTGCTTGCATAAATAACGATAGTTCGGCTTTCAGTTTTTCTGGAGATTCGCCAAACGGTATTGTAGGCTCGCTAGAATAGGCAGTAGGATTATGATCCTCATCATAATACACCGAGTGTATTTGAAAGTACACAAGATCAGTTCCCTGGTGCGCCATTACCCTATAGTTCCAAGACATATTCACATCATGATTTTTATATATGGAAAATCCGCAATTAGGGCATTTTAGGCATTCAATAATCTTTCCCGGCCCTCCGTAATGCAGAGTAATTACTTCATCGGAACCTATAAAGTCCGGCATGCCTGTTAAAGTATTCTCCAAGGCAATTCCGGGCTTCAAAGGCTCTGTACATTTTTTACATATTTGCTTATTCATAACTATTTCAAATTGAAAGGTGCATACAAACAATCCACGGATGTTTTCAACAGATTTAACATGTTGAGCGCACCTACAGGGTTAAATGAGTGTATGATTACTCTCCTTGGTAGTAGGTATTTTGGCATTTGTTTAATAAACTTCGCTACTTCATAACCAGTGGATTCTCCACTCTCTACCATTTGTTTGCCCCCTAAATCATGGTCCAAATAAACTATGTCAAACGGTGATGCATCTTCTAGGCAGTTGATAGCCTCTTTGACTGTGGTAGCCAAATACAAATCATGCCCATCAAAATTCTTTTTGGCAAGTTCTAATCTTTCGAAATCATCATCCAGAAATAAAATTTTCATGTTCCTCCAACGATTTTTGTAATGTTTCGACCCACTCATTGGCTTGTTGACATTTTTCATAATCTTTTTCAGCGTCTTCTAGCAACTTAATTAATTCTGAAATTAGCTTTTCGATGCGCTCCTCGCGCAGCTGTGCCATTTTTTCAGGAGTGGTTGAAGCTAATGCTTCGTCAATTTCTTTGAGTTTATTTTTGTAATATCCTTTAGTAGAGCTATCAGTTCCTGTTACATGCAGCTGTTCTATCATAAATGTTTTAAGCTCATCATGATCGGGTGTTGGGGGTATCCAACTGATAACCTTGTGAAGCATACCATTTACTGTCTTTTCCTCTTCATCGATTTCTTTCAGACGTTTATATACTTGCTCTTTTTCCTTATTAAGTAATTCGATTTGTCGCTTAGCAGCCTCTTCACCAGAAAGATACATTTCCTCTTCTATTTCTTCAATCCTTTTTTGCACCGCATTTAAGTAATATTCACTGGGTAGTCTAAGTGTGTAGGGTGCATCAAGAGGCTCTTCACGCATATGTACAGTAGCTCCAAAGGCCCTGGCGCACGTCATCCCAAACTCTTTGAAACTCTTTATACTACCATCTAATAATCCAGCTGTGTATCCTGTAGGCATATATTAATCTTCCTTTGGTTTAATGGGATCACCGTCTGCGTCACAATGGGATGGTGGATACCCGTTTTTTCGGATTGACAACATATTAAAGAATTTTCTGAAAATTTCACCTATGGCCAATAATATTAAAAAAGACCCAGCAAACGTCCAGAAACTTCTGAAAATTATTTCAAATAATTCTACCATATATTCCTCAAAATAAAGACAGCTACCCTAGCAAATTTGTTCGACAGTCATCATGAGATTCAGTTTACGGTTTCGGCGGGAATACCCGTCAGTATTTCCGTTGTAGTGTCATCACTCGCTCGTGTCTTCGATACCCTCTAGTGGTTTATGCGACCATCTCTAGTCTCGTCGGTAGCTGTCAGATTTTATGCGTCCAATTGGTCACCGTAATCTATTTTAGACTGCTGTCCGGTTCTATACTGGGCTGTAACTTTTGATAGATTAGCGAATGCCTTAAAGGTACCCTTATCGGTATGGTCATAAGACATAGATGCGCTAATAGGAATGCCGATGGATTGGCCTTCCTCCCATGCATCCTGGTTAGCACCTAAATATGTAAATTGCCAACCCTCGGATGAGTAGTATTTTATCATGTTATTAAGTTTTTCCCGAGTATAGTCTCCGGATTCATTATCCTGACCATCGGTTTGTATCACCACGATTACTTTTTCCGGTTTATCTTTGTCGTCTCTGGTTTTAAGTTCAGTGACAAATCGATCTAGTAACTGCCCAACTGCGTCATACAATGGCGTCATTTCTCGTGGTCTATATTTTTGTCGATCAAGTGATGGAACATCTAGTATAGATGTGTACACTTCAGGGTTAAACCCGTTGCGTCTATATGAACTATTAAAACGTTGTATCCATACTTCTGCTGTTCCGTCTATTTGTCGTTGTGATCTAATAAACTCATTAAACGCACCTATAGTTGCATCACGTACTACTTCCATAGATGCAGTTTCGTCTAATGCGAATAATATAGCGGTATGTCCTTTTCTCATAATTCAATTCTATTTTTTAGTTCTTTAAGTTCCTCAATTCGATTGTGTATCTGATATAGTACTTCATTTAACCAATCCACCAAATCTGAATTACCAGTTGGGGGTGGTTCATTTGTTCTTTTTTCAGGATTTGCAGGTTTTAAAACCTTATATGCCGTCGCTTCGATATCATCTATTTCTTTTCCGAGCATATTTAATGCGTCGCTAATCTTTTCGGTAACATCGCCGAATTTTGAAGATTTATCGCTACTTGAGGCTCTTTCAGGTGTGTCCACTAGTCTATCCATACATATCCTTCCTCTGGAACAAAAATATTTCGTTCATTGTCTTTGATAGTTTCTTTACGTATAATACACACATCTTCCTGGTTACAATAATCTTCCAGAGTTATGTGTTGTGCATACGTACCATCCCATTCGCATTTCTTGGGTTGTTCGATATACTTATCTAGTTTTTCATCGAATTCGCAATTACGATGAAAGGCCGTAGCCTGAGCGAGCTCCTCGTACTCGCATATAGAGTAGTCGGGTCCGCAACATGTGCATGTTACCTTATGCGGGTTATGCCCAAATCTATTATAGAATATACTAACAGCCTCGTGTTCCGGAGCTTCTATGTATATCTTTTCGTATGGGGGCTCTTTTGTTCCTCCACCACTATGCATGTCCCAAAACTGGGTCCACATTACTCATCCACCTCCTCATATGTCTGTAAAAATATTTCATGCTTACATGGATAATATTCACCCGTCACTCCTTTTATGGGCCAATCACCGTTCGATACGGTCATATCTCCTTCCAGGGTTCGCACGACAAGTTCAAAGTCATGTCCGGGGACTCCGCCCCGCCTAACTTCTTCGTTCGCGCTCCAATATTGTACCGGCCCAGATGGGGGTACATATTTAGCAACCAATACTTCCGGAAATTCTTCCTGTGTGTAGTATATTCTGGCTGCTTTAACTATTACCGGCTTTTTCCGATATCTCTTCATTTCCATCTCTTCTATTCTCTGGCCATCGGTTTTCTTCAATCATGTATCCCTTTTCAATTAGGATATCTTCAGCCACCTTCACGATTTCTCGAGGAGTTGGGCTATCTGCGTCGTTCCCCTCCTGCCTATAGTACTGGCCAATTATAACTCCTATAGGGGGCCGCCTGTTTTTCTGCCTAGCGTTAAACTGGTTGGGCAACGAATCTATAATTTGTTCAATTTTTTCTTTCACGATTTTTCTCCTAATCAAGGTGTACTACTTTTATTGCAAATACTTGGAATGATGATACTGATATTTCATCCACTCTTAGCATGTGGTCGTTTGCCCACAATCTATATAGACCGCTCTTAGCTAAACAATCCATATTCCAGCCGATTGGAGGTATGGCATTAGGTACTCCGGCATGCTCATACGACCATTTATATCCGTATCCACCTATTCCGTTTATATGTAAAACATCGCTCACACCTGAAAGAGTTGCTATAGGTTTATTAGCCCTTACCGCTACAAAATCCATAAGCCTATATCCTGAATCATGCATACCAGGCTTATAGTCGCCGTATTTTTCGCGTAATATATAATTTCTGTAGTAGTATTTTAGCCAATCCCTCCAGGTAACCTTTACGGGCAGCAATACTACGTAGTCAAACAACCCAATGTCTTCCCCATTTTTTCTATGGGGAAGTTTGTAAAAGTCTTTTAAACGCATTGTATTTATATTGTCTCTACGCACGGCAGCTCTATTACCTCCATTATTTCATTAAATTTATATTGTAACTCTAACCAATTGCCTTCTATAGGAGCAAATAGCGGTCTTGCATCACTTCGATCTAAATAAGACAACCTGAATTTATCCGGACCTATTAACAATATTAAACGATCAAAAGTCCGCCGCTCCTTGACCGGATGTGGTTCTAGAAATCCATGGTCCGCTATAATTTCCTTATCAATTTCTTCAGGAAATACACTTGGATCAAAACGTGAGGGTTCTTTCATAGATCTCATTTATTAGGCCGTGTATGGTTATTTTGCTGATAGTTTTATTTTTCTCGTCTATCTCCATGTATAGGCTCATTATCTCAACGTCATCATCCATTAATTCATCCAATGTATTTTTGAACTCAACCAACTGATCGGAAGACATTGATATTTCAAGCTTTTTCCGTTTGGCCATCTATTACTAGCTCCTTGGTTAATAATTTTGGACCAATTGTATGTCCGAACTGCTCTTGCGCCTGATCGCGATATTTATCTGCCAGCTCCAAAAACTTCTTGGTATTCTTCGCGTCACCAGCTTCCATGTATTCCAACGCCTGCTTTATACAACGTTTTCTTTTTCGCTGAAGTTCTTCGGTTCTAGCGTTAAGAATAGCCTTGGTATTTAACCTGGACTGTGCATAAGCTTTCTTTCTAGGCATACTAACTCCTTTTATAAAGGGCGGACATTGCGCCCGCCCATGATTAATTTATATTTTTGCTTTTGTGAATTTACGTACAGCTGCGTCGAGTGTATCGTTAATGTATTGGATGGACTTCAGCAGAAGTTCCGGCAAATCAGGTCCTACAAAGGAAAATTCATATTCTCCTTCATCGTTCTGTTGATCCTCGGGGGCTATGTATACCAAGCCCTCTATTTCAAATGCCCCTTCCACTCTCCAACCCGGATTTATTGCCGAATTAGGTTTGTCCATATCCATATCCATAATATTAATGTTAAAATATTTAAGATCTACGGAAGCATTCTCCCCGTATAATTTTTCTAGTTTTGTTAATTCTTTTCTCATATGTGACAATCGTATAATGATAATAATGTTTCTGGAGGTAACTGATTTAACAGTTCGTCGAATTTTTCATGCCATTCTTCGTCAGACATCTCATTGCTGGTCATTCCCCACCAGCCCATTTCTCCTTTTTCGTACCAGTGTCCGTCTTTTAGCACAGCAAAGGTTGCTAGTGCGTCTTTTGCACGTTTTTCGATAAATTTATCCCTGTCAAAATCTACTAGTACATCTCGTATATCGGCAAATATCGGATCGAGATGCTGCTTTCGAAACTCCTTTATTGCTGGATGCGATTGATACTCTGCACGGGCTTCATCAATATTTGTTTCACCGTGTTTTTCTAATATATCTTTCCAATATGGGGGCTTACCGTGCTTATCAACTATTTTCATTACGGCATCAAAATAGCGTGTACCGGCTTCGCGTGCGTCCTGTCGCATGCCTTCAATATCGATATCTTTAAGTCGTATTTGGTCGCAGTATCCAGGCTCGATATCGTCCTCTCTAAAAACTGATTTTTCACCCACGGTGTAGTCTTTAACTCCGGGTTTGCATTTAAAATACCCGGCCCAGCGTCCACCTAACTGATACCAATCCCATTTCGAAAATGGATTATACGTACTATATTCGTACCATTCTTGATTCTCATCCATTCTCCAACTATTTCTGTTCCAAGAATCTCCCCATATTGTGTAATAATGGGAGAACTTATTTAACATATCCGTAATGGATTCATCAATGGATTTTTTTTCCTTGTAGTATGACAAGAAGTCAATCTTATCATCTTTTGAAAGTTTCTTTACTTTATATTCGGGTACTTCGATATTTTCGTTATATGGAGCTAGTTGTCCCTCTGGATCTTCTCCGACTACCAGCACTGTGTAATGTGACATTACTCACCCTCACTATCGTTGATTTTAGAAAATTCATGATAACAGTCTTTACACCGCAAAACGTTATCACGTTCGTACGTGTTCTCGTGCTTACAATCTAATTTCTTTGAATATTTTTCAAAGAAATGGTGGAGATCCCACTTAAACCCTTGTGGGAGATTTCTCCACCATTGTTCTACTTTTTCGTTGTGTTCTTGTACTTCCCTTTCGCTCATTGCATGCATCATAATCCAAATCCCGCAAAATGTGTTTCTTTAAAAGATCCGAATCTTCTACGTTTGCGACTGTAGGTCTTTCCTTTTGATCCTATGTATCCTAACTCGCCAGCATCATCGTATATACGTGATATGGGAGTGTCATCTGTATAAACGTGGGTAGTCTCTGGAACTAGAGTCTTAAGAAAAGCCGTAGCTTCTTGAGCAGTTAGCGCGCGAAACTCTATAGTATCATAACAACGGCCCTCCCGTAATAAAGCTTCATCTATATTCTTTACGTTTGGAAGATTGGATGTAAATATTATTTTCTTGTCATGTTGCACGAATCCATCGCTAGCCGCAAGTATTTTGTGCATAATAGGATTATTGTCTGTTCGTGACTTGAGATTCATGTCAGCGTCTTCAAGTAGTAACATATCGAAATCATCGGACAACAATTCTATAATAAATGAATCCTTGTTAAGTAATTCAATATCAGTAGTATATAATACCCGTGCATTACGATTCTTTAATTGCCCGATATGCTGCGCAACTCTTCTTGCAAAGCGAGTTTTGCCAGTACCAGGCTTTCCCCACAATAATAGTATAGACGCATTATGCGAAAGATAGCCTCCAATATAATCCTGTAAACCTCCTTCAATATATGGATAGGCTTCATCCATTATTGTTTCGTAAAAATCGTTATAGATTTCCACCTTTTCCAGCTTTTTATGTGCGTATATACCCCAAGATATATCTACACCCTTACCCGTTAATTTATATGGATTTAACGCCTCTAAAACCTTTTGTTTATTGGTTTCAGTGTAATTACTATTTGAAAACAAATAGATTTCCAGTAAATCGTGCCGCTGGTCATCCATCTCAGCGATTAATACCATCCGGTCGGGACTATGAATAACAGTAATGCAATCTTTATCTTGATATACATTCCCTAATTTACCCAAGACAGTTGACGCTGACTCCGCCTCGATAAGATATCGGTTAGGAAGCTTTACATGATCCTCAATGGTAAAATTAATGCGAGAAAGTACCCCTAAATAAGCTTGTTGTTGTACTAGGTACCTAAAATCGGCATACACATCTGAAGCGAGTATTCTATGTAAGCTCATTTTCCTCCTTGTTTAATATGTTAAAATGTGCCAAGGCACCTGTAACTGCACCTGACAATAAATCGTGAATATCACGACGCATGGATAGAGTTAATTCGTATCCGCGTTGCTTTGCGTGTTGTTCGAATTCTTCCATAGCCTTCTGTGTCCTAAGCTCTATATAGTTTTCTATCTCATCTTTAGAGCTAGGAAATTTTCTTCCGTAAAGTTGTTTTGTCTCCATGCCACATTGTTTTATAATCCCGGACAAATTGCTTATAATAGTCTAAAGTAGCGGACCACTTTGTATGTGTATTAATAATAGGTGTTGTTGGAAATACGTGTGCTAAAATATATATTCGTTTAGCGTACTTTGATGCACTAATGATATCTCCACGATCTACCGCTGTTTTTAACAGATAAACGTACTCACTCATATTATTTTCTTTTCGAGTCTTGTGTATAATTATGTCCATCTATCCATCCATGATCCTATAAGATATCCAACACCCAATATTGCACCAATAATCAATACAAATGGGAACACCACTGTAAAATGAACTACGAACATTATGGCCGTCCATATTATAACTAACATCAACGCTAATAGAATTACTCCTGATAAGGATTTCACTAACCATTCCGGTAACATACTACCTCCAGATAAAAAACCCCGCGGGTGAGCGGGGTTAGTTTAATTTAATTTAGAACCTTACATGAATGCCGCCACCTACATATAATCTTTCGATTCCAGTAAAATCAAAATTATTATGATAGTCCGCATTCACATAAAATATAGACACTCCAAATAACATACCGTAATTATAGTGCCCCAACTCATTTGCAGCCAGATGGCTTTGGGCGCGAATTATACCATAACTTGCGCGCACATTGGCTACAGCTGTTATAGTTTTGTACCTAGCTAAATCCTGTATAAAATCCAACGTATAAACAGTATTTAGACGGGTATGTGGTTCTACTGAATAATACCCTGCACCAACCATTATACTAGGAACTCCGTAGCCAGCACTCTGTCCAAAAGCAGTATACCCATACCGCGCTCCAACTCGCGCTGTATAATTCCCAACCCAATGTTCGTACCGTGCAAAGCCCAGAAGCCGATTATTATCACGGATACCTAAGTCAAGATGCCAGTTTCCAAGATATGCTCCAACATTCATTTGCGTGTAATGTGTATATGTAAACTGAACATACCCGGGACTATATCCCAAATATAGTTCGTGGTGTATATTGCGCTGGTTATCCGGAAGATCTATTATCTGATTAGCCTTGTAATCCAGTGTATATTCCCCCTGTGCTGATGCACTCAACGCAATAAATAGCCCCAAGAACATGGAAATAGATATTCTCTTGGTAGGTTTCCACGCCGACTTTATAAATCTTTGTTTAATCCATACAAAGAAAGCAGCTATTCTTAGATGCATTTGGAGTAACGTATAAAATGGCATCAAAAATACTGGGTACAAATAGTATTTTACTCTTCGATATACTAATAATTCTAGCCCCACGTATAACAGATAAACCAAGGCCAATACGCTCCAAGTGCCGGTTAAGGCTAATACCCATACACTCAGTATCTTGATTGGATCAGTCACCAAAGTATATAGTAGATAAGCCATTTCATGTCGTAATCGTATCGAGACATTCCTCCCAAACAATAAGCGAATTGACATTGGCAGTTTGTGCCATAAACCTGGCCACCAACCGAATACTCGCTGTTTTAGGAACCCTTTTAATGTGGTGGGAACCTCGGTGTGAACGTTTTCGTTAACAAAAATCACACGACCTTTTAAGAATAGCTCTATCAGTGTTCTTTCCAAATCTTCTCCTGCAAATACCCCCGTATGGAGTTCGATCTGTTCAAGCAGTCGCTTAGTTTTAAATAAACCACTCGCGCCACTAACACATTCTACAGATCTTGTTTTGGAGGCAAACACCTTACCAATCAACATACTTTTGCCGTATTCATTCGTTTGAAGAGCATGTAAAACTTTTTTGAATATGTTTTTTGTTTTAATTGGCATTGGCGATACATTAAATGCTATCGCGTCAGCCTCTCCGGTTGCCAGTAATGAAACAGGCATGTTGCTTACAACAATCTCAGTATCACTATCCACCAAAAAAGTGTAATCATATGTGACGTATTCCAGCCCCTTGTTTATCGCTGTAACCTTACCCACATTCTTGTGAAGTTTTATGAATAGCACCTCAATATCAGAATTTTTAATTTTGACGGTGTATATGTGTTTTTCATCGTCATGCTCTAATAGAGATGCATTGGTTACTTCGGGAAGGGATGCAACTACATCTAACATATCTTCTTTACTACAGTCATCCACCAATATGATTTGTTTCGCGTGTTGACTTTCCAGATCTATGCACGATAAGAGTGTGCTCGCAACGACTGGGTCATTATACACGGGAATAACCACTGAGAATGGATAAGTGTTGGGCGGAATTTCTAGTTTTTCCCTTTTTGACAGTGTTTCTATAAATATTTTAATACCATCAACTAGGATTATAACCAGAAATACCCATAAAAATATGGATAATTCCATTCATTTTTCCCCTTATTATTATAGTGAATAAAAACAGCCACGTGCTTTACGTGGCTGCAGTTGCTATATCCATAACATACCCACCTGCCTCTAATGCGGTAGATATACAAACATCACAGATTAGTCCTTTTTTTAGTTTTAGAGGCGACACTACCGGACTAACCTCCAATAGATAATTCTTGTACAATCTCGAGCCATGAGCTACAAAGATCGTATGTGAATCATCTAATATACCTGAACAGCCGTATCCCTGCATATCGTTCTCTTCCTCGGTGGGAAGAACGCTGGGAAACATGGCTCCGCAGGTGTTACATAAAACCATGCGCGGCATAAAACCTCCTAAGTTATACGTAAAGTTATCCTTACGTATTTCTTATACCATAATTTAGGGTAAAAATTTAGGAAGGGAACTGCCCCCATACTTGATGAGGGCAGTTATTGTTTATCGATCACGTTCTCTTGACCTGGACGGAGTATTTCTTGTTGTTTCACGAGATCTACTTTCTTCACGCGAACGCGAAGGTGTCTGTCTTACCTCAGGTTGTCTTGTCCTGCTTGGTGTCTGTCTTACCTCAGGTTGTCTCGTTCTGCTAGGAGCTTGCCGTGTTTCAGGCTGTCTTGTCCGGCTTGGCGTTTGTCTTGTTTCCGGCTGTCTTGTCCTGCTTGGTGTCTGTCTTACCTCAGGTTGTCTTGTTCGACTTGGTGTCTGTCTTACCTCAGGTTGTCTTGTCCTGGTAGGTGCAGGTCTTGTCTCGGGCTGTCTTACTCTGGCCGGAGCTTGCCGTGTTTCAGGTTGTCTGGTGCGTGTTGCACCAAATGTGCGCACAGTCTGCGGTCTGTATACAAATGCAGACTGAGGACGATAATGGTATGGTCTATAATACCATCCGTAATAATACGGCCGGTACCAATAAGTAACCCTATAAGGGTAATACCAATAGTACGACGTGTGCCAATAGTAACTCGGATAGTATCCATAGAAAAATACCCGATGTGGCACGTGTTGTACGTGGTATACGTGTGTCCTCACGGTAACCGGTTCGCGAACACCGACTTTAGTGTAGACACATCCTGAAAATAGCATTACTGCTATTAATATTAACATTATCTTTTTCATAGGTATACCTCCATTTCATATTATAGCAATAACCGTGCCAATTGTCAATGTATGACCAAAAAATTATCCTCGAAACTAAACCCTAGATCTTCTAACCCGCCCAGCTGGTCATCCGGTATGTAGTGTTTTTGGGGATTTTGTAGGTCTGATCCTGCGAAAAACAGTACAGCTATACCATTTATACATAAATGTACTATATCTGCACCTTCAGTTTTTTTGAGGGTAATATCAACCTTATTTGCTACTTATTTAGTTTGTGTGTATTTCATAGCTCTCCTATCTGTATACTTATCTGGACATAGTGTCCAAATTAATCATCCTTATCAGCTCCTCTTTCCCGAAAGGCCTCGATTAGGTCGATTACATCACCTTTTAAGGTATCTTTTAGCTTTCCGTCGTCTTTTATATCCATTGCTAAGCTAGTCAATCTTTCCATAGAGTTCCTCCATAAACCTCTTACGGTCATTGATAATCAGATCGTAATGGTAATCACACAAAGTCCGTATCCATTTCGTCTTGCGCTCCTCACCGGGTTCCCCGCAAGCTTCGCAGACTTCATAACTTAGCCTCTCGAATCTGGATATAAGTTCCCTAACTTCGTCAGTTTCCGGAGCCACATAAAAGCGTAACCCACCAAATTTTTCTTTTATTTGCTGTACCCTAAAATCTTTGGGAAGATCAAGCTTGCTCAACTCTCTACATAGATCATCGATTAGATCGTACCACCCATCCCCATGTGAGAATCCATATCGATATATTTCCGGAGAATTTGAGAATACTTTAGGATACTTTCTTAATAGTTCATCTGTCTTTTTTGGACTCATAACTACCACCAGTGTTTAATTAATACCCGCTCACCTAACTCTGCACCCATATCCAAACAGAAATGCGAAATTAGATTAGCTTGTTCTTGATCAAATCCGAAAGTTTCGGACATAGCTTCTCCTACGACCCATTCGTAGTACGTATCGTTAGTCTTGTCGAGCACCTCTGCTACAAATTTATGTGAGGCTTCGAATGCAGGTTTGTCCGCTTTTTGTATATCTAGCAGTGCAATCCTAGTCATAGTTGGTCTTCGATTTTCAAGTCGGTCTATCATGAGATCTAAAGCCATTTTTGCACCACAAACCATGTCGTCATTAATATATTCCTGCCTATTGTGTAAAGAATTGCGATATTCCCGCATTTCTTCAATTAAAGATTCCAACTTCATTGATTTTTTTCCCTCCATTCCTTTACCATCTCTTCGATCTCATCGAATTCATTGGGAACCTCTTGAACATCAGTGCATACATCGTAAGCCTGTACCTTCCAAGCATACTCTTCACCATAGTGAAACCCGTCGGTGAGTGCTTTAATCTCGCGAATACGATACACATAACGAGTTACCCAATATGCTGCAAGGGCTCCAATGATGTACCCTATTATTAAACCATAAACTAACGTCATAACCCCTCCTCATATTTATTAATTAGCTCAATTAAAAATTCCCTAAATGTAAGGGCTCTTCCTTTTGATGCAATAGCATGAAACAATCGTCCAGTTGTTATCTGATTAATATATTGCTGGTTATTGGGATTCATATCTAGTCCCAATGTTCTGGGATCGTATATGTGCAATTCCAGTTTATCGAGTATCTCTTTGTCTGTCATAGTTACCTTTCGAGGCCGGGGGACTCCTACTTTGGGGACTAGCCCCATTTCAGAGTCCTATGCTAATTAGGCCTCACATTTTTCGTTTATAATAATACTTGTCCACCCATTCCTGCACATCTTCGTCATTCTTGGGTTTTTCTAGGTGATGCAATTCATAGAACTCCCTAAGAGCTCTATCACACGCTTCGGTTACCTTGGGTATATCTTCATACCTATGATGACCTGAACGTTCATAATTGACCACCCACTCTATGGGGTGAAATAGTCCACATGCTATACCCGTAGACACTATAGCGTGAAAATAAGTGTAATATTCTTGATCAGTCATTATATTCGTGCCATTTATAGTCGTAATAAATAAATTTTCCCGGACGAAATGTCTTGTGTCTCAGGATTATCTGTAGAGCTATCTCGGTTTCTCTGTGCAATTCGTTAAGCCTTTCTTCCTGTTCTAATAAAAGTGGATATTCATCTCCTTCTTGATTCCATCCTAATATTTCCGCCATATCCAATTCTACAGAGGAGTTTCCATACGGCCGCTTAGGATCGATTGCAGGTGCTCCCGCTTCAGCATCCTCCCATCGAACGTATGCACTCTGTAGTAGTTTAATATGATCTTCAGTTAATTCAAAAACTGTCCCGTTCTCAATCATTGTTTATGGTATCTCCTAATATATTTTCCTAGGTATGCGTTAAATTCATGAGGAAGTCGTGTATGCTCAACCTCAATAAATGCATGGTATAGCCTAAGATCGTTGTGGTTATCATTTAAATTGATTTTCTCCCAAGTTTTATACCGCGCACGCCATGCAGCTGTGGATACATTATCTGATTTATCATCGGACATATTGTTCGAAACCAGCCATTTACGACCTTTCCAACTGCCGTATTGCCAGTCGTCTTTATCTGTGGGCGGCGTGTAGCTAATGCGTATATATATTCGGTGTTATTTATATATCCAAGCTCTATATCGAATTTTACACTCAGACACACGCATCAGCTAAATCCGCCTGTATAAGTACCTAGCCGATCACCTTCAAACCTCATTTTAGTAGTATGTGATTTTAGCATACTACCCCCCTACATATACCGCAAATGTAGCAAAACCAAATATTCCAAACAGCACGGCTAAGAAGAATAGCATAGTCCAGCTGACTGATTGTCCCCACTCTCCCATCTTAGCAAATGGACCCTGACCAAACATAGCCATTGCAGCGCCCATAGCACAAATAAAGAATAGAGATATAAGATATGCACCTATGTAAATTGCAAACAGTGTTGCCATTTCATGTTCCTCATAAGTTGATTTCTATTCTGGTAAAATTTCTAGTTTATCATTCACTAATATTTCAATACAATATTCCGGTTTTGTAAGTATTGCTTTTATCAAGGTCATTCCCCAATAACTTCTTTTAAAATCCCCAGACGGCTTTACCTGACATACAACATGTAAAAACCTATCTAGTTCTTCGGGATCAATTAAATGGCCATTTACATACATATAAGCTTTATAATATTTTGCCTCTAATATATTTCTAGCATATAAACCTATAAAGTTAGGAGGTTCATATGCAAAACATAATTCAACTGGCGTATTAAGTATTTTCATAGTTTAATTAAAGCGCGCCCGGCAGGGTTGAAACCTGCATCCCTCTTGCACATCGTTGCACCCGGGAACAGATGGTACCATCCTATGTTACCGAGTGTGTCCAATAACCGCCCACTACTTCTGCGGTGGGGAACCTCTCGCTGGCTGCGTCTACTTCCGCCACGAGCGCAATATTTTATTTTATTTTAAATCCTATAGAAATGTTATTTCTAGTTGTTACAACGCCAATTATAATTATAGCCATTACAGTAATCCACGACCCTACTGCAAGAAGAATGGATATTCTCCTATCTGATTTGTATTCTTGCTCTGCAAGGTCAGGGACCATCTTTTGTATTGTACCAAAAGATAATCCATACGCTAGAAATGCTCCTACTAAATATATTAATATGTATATCATAATTTCTCACTTATTATACCATTGAACATGAGTACAGTCATCGCGTATCTTTCCGGTAGTTACGTCACTGGGTATAATACTAATGTCAGTTAGCTTACCGTCCTTAACATACTCACCGAAACCATCGGTGTCCACAAAACTGCCATTCTCGCATAGTGTTTTAAATTCTTCGAGCGTCATTGGATTTGTCGCATCTCCTCTATCGTGTGGCTCCAAGACTAGTCGAAGTTCCCTGTAGAGCTCTTGTAGCTCGTTGCGCTCTTTCTCTATAGCCTTCAAAAACTGATCGTAATCCAGATCATACATTTCATCCATAGTCTGCGCAATAGATTTACTTATCTCTTGTATCTTCTGTTCGATTTCCTGTTGCGTCATAATTCCTCCTTTAGTGCTTGTTTAAATTCAACCAGAGGTATGCTACGAGCTAATGGCTCCAACTTACCTTCCCACTGTATTGTATACAAATGTTATACTATCGTGCTGGTTTAACTGATCTCGAAGTTTTGTTGTTTTAGTTGGGTAGCGATGTCGCATAAATACTCTATTTGAGATAAGCAATCCACCAGAGATGTATGATCTATCCCTGAACGTTCTGGATGGTCCCTATAGTACTCGTATGTTTCACGGGCTAATGAGCGCATTGTACGTACGTCACGCACGCAATTATATTTAAACGGCGGCTGTTGACGCAAACGCAAATATGCATTTCTAAGTATAGGCATATCAAAATCAGGGGCAGTACACCAAATATATGTGTCCTCGGACCCTATTTTGTCGAACCACTGCCGGAATTCATATAACGCCTGACCCAACGATGTGGGATCCTTCTGCATCTGTTTTTGTGCCTCCCGGTCTTGATTCATCCACCAATATATCGTATCGCCGTCCACCTCGCATCCTGCATCTATGCTGGATTGAGGGTGGATTTGGCGTTCGAACGTTGAGTATATTTCTTTTGTGTACAAGTTAAAATGTGCTGCACCTATGGAAAGCATCACTGCATTGGATGTCTTTCCAAGGGTTTCTAAATCTAGCATTATGTGTTTAATCATTTCTTCAGTTCTATTTTAATTTTATATTCTGGATCATCGAACAAGCAAGCAACTACATCACTTGGAGTGTGGTCTTTAATATATGCCAATATAAATCTTCTAAGCACTATAAAGTTATAGATCACATCGTCATCGACCTTTACTCCGTTCACTGTAACACTTAACCTCCTGAATATCGCCCTAAGTGTACAGTTGTTGCGATTCTCGGCCGTAGAGTACATATTTAAAGATTCACTAAGAGTCATTTCTTCCATTTAATTCTTCTTTCATTATCTCGTTTATCCAACGCCTTGCTGTATCAGTTTTTATTTCCATTAATTGTATTGCGCTTTGTTCAGCTTCTTCATCTGATTCATACGTCTTTCTAAATACACTTCCATCAGTAAACCGTAGTTTTAGTTCAGCTTTATCATATACTTTGCCGTTGACGAGCTTCCAATCTTTCCCCTCTTTATTCTTTCCTATTTCTACAGGTATGTATCCACTCGCATATCCAACCTTTATATATGCAATCTTTGATCCAAAAAACCCAAATATTCTAGTTTCTACATATTTATAAAAACTAGAAATTTGCTGGGGGATAACTTGTATATTTACTAAGTTGTCTAGGTTATAATAATTCTTTATCATATTCTTCTCCATCATTGCGTCAAGGTGGTATAATATTCATATCCATCTTCACCAACAAAAGCACCATCAATATGTATTATGTCAGTCTCTTTGTAGATTAATTTGCCATTATAATATCTCGAGATATGTAGCTTTTCCTTCGTTCCATATCTACACTCTACTAACGACGTGTGATCATTCCATAACAAAACTCTTACAGTATGAGGACAGTTAGGAAATCTTTTTAGCATATCTTTTGTTACTAACATAATCTGATTTTTTAGCTCCTCTATATCAATTTTAATGTCGTTCATGGTATGTATGTTTTATAAGTAAGTATAATATATTGTGAACTAGAGTTCATAGTTACCTCATATTCAGGGTCATTAAATATGTTTAATATTAGATCTCGAGCGTCTATTTGCTCCATAGTTAGGTTGCCAGGATTTATAGGAATAAACATTCCCAAATAATTAGCAAAATCTTCGGTGTCAAGTTGAATACCATTTACAGTGACTCTATATTCATGTAGTGCGTTCTTTACACGGTCACTAAGTAAAGCTTTAAATTTGCTTAAGTATAATTTTATTTGTGTGATAATCTATTATCGTTAAATGATATTCAAAATCTTCAAATATCATTTCCAGAATACTTTGGGGTACTATTACGCATGCTGAAGTCTGCATCCTGCACCCCATCATTTTATAAATAAATGGTACATCAAATGCATCTGGGGTTATTATAACTCCATTAACGTTTATACCGAGCCTATTACCATTATCTGCGCTGTAAAAGCTATTATTTAACAAATCTATTATTATATGCATATTTTTTCACATCTTAATTCGTACTCCGGATCATCGAACATAGCAAGCAGCTGGTTCCACTGGACAAAGTAAGTATCCATCATGAACATATACACATCTTCAGGTTCCACTAGTATATTATTCACAAATATATGGAACTTCACTTTGCCGGTCCTGACCACATTTTGGTTTATGTGGTTGTAGTTGTATGTATACCGTATGAAAAAACTGTTTCCTGGATGCACACATATTTTAGTTAATGGATGTAGGTTCATATCACCATTATTCGATCAGCTAATAATACTGATGGATTAGTTGGCTTAGCACTGATTTTATATGCAAATACCGGCGCTATGACTAAATCATCACGCTTACGGAATCTATTAAGATAGTCCCCGGCATGCTCTAGTAAGCGGAATATATGAAAACCTGACCAATACATTGTCCCTTTACCATCTCGAACTCTTTTTATATCGGCTACCATCCATTTTCTTATCGGCAGCTCACGGCTTCGATTAACTCCATGATATAAAAACTTAAGCCTATCATCTTTAGTTCGACGCACTATTTTATAATATACTTGTCTTCCTACCACTGTAACACTAGCGTATCCCTGAGCGTAGGCTTTTACCTCGTTACGCTGACAAGCCCGAAGGGCGGCAGGAAAACTGTTGTATGTGCCTACATCTTCTTGATTGTGGTTATCTTTAAATACATAATAAGGTAATAAGTTCGGGTGATCCTGGTACTGAATAAAGCACCCTCTATACCACCATTCATTTGTTTCAATTGCTACTGGTTTTAACATCTGTTATCTCTACACTATATTCTGGATCATTAAAAAGCTCTAATACTTGTAAATTAGCATATGTGTTTCTGCCTGATTTAATTGTTGTGGTACATATTCCATTGTGCAGCACGAATTCTTGTAGTTCTGCCCATATAACGGGTTGTCCGTTTACTACTATTTGAAATTGGTCCCACTCCACTACTATACGCTCTGTTGTTAAATCGAGCATTGTTATTGATGGATTCATTTAATTATTAGTTCCATATTATCTCCAGGTTATACTCGGGATCCTCAAATAAATCTCTAATTATTTCTAACATATTTTTATCCATAGAAATAGTTTCACTTATTGAGTATAACACAAACCAAACTGATTTTCACATTTTTCTAGCAGTTGTTCTCGTATACTTTTGTCGCATGTAGTCATTCCCCATAAATTTATTAAAGACTCCATTTGTTCAAATCGGTCTTTCATATAATACCTCGTTATGTGCTAGCTTACCATCTTGGTACAGTTGTATTTCCGAAGTATACTCAGAATCAGTGAAGTATAGAGTAATAGTATAAAATGTTACATAGTTTCTTCTCCACCTATATCGACTAGAAAAGCGCATAAATTCTGCAAAATCTATCTCTGTATCGTTAACTATTATCTTAACTTCGAATAGCTGCATCGGTAGCTCAAATAATAGCTTACCATTAAACTCATAAAAGACGTGTTCATTTATAAGTATCATATATATACCCTCGTACATCCACACACGTATTTATTCATGATAAATTCTATAATTGTATTCTGGATCTTCAAACATATTTTCGATACTACTTCTGTTTATAGTATAATCTCGTCCCGCCACCGCAGGTCTTCCCGAAAAAAGTATAAAATATACAGGATCAATAGTTACACCATTAACTATTATTGTTACTTTTTTCCCGTCTTCGGTTTGTAAATGGGTTGGTTCTTTTTCGGGCTTTAGATGGATGAAATATATATGGTTTGTCATGATTTTCTATCTTTATCGTTAACTCGTATTCTGGGTCATTAAATAGATCTAAGATAACTGAAAAGGCTATGTCATAATAAATACCCAATCCCGATGCATAACGGGTCATCAAATGTGTATATATCTGTGGAAATCTCGATTCAATAAATTCCGTTGGGTCTATAGCTTCTCCGTTTACGTACATAGTTACCTGTTCATTAGAATTAGTTAATCTAATATGGTTATTTTGTGTTAAAATATCAACGCAAAAGCTTAGTATAGGTCCGGTATTCATATTTTTAGCCTGTTTTTTAATCATGGAGTCAATTAAAGCTATTTGATCATTGATGCGTTTAACTGCATAACTGTGGCTGCTAACTTGTCAGTGTCGTGTGACAATTTGTACTGTATCGCTTTAGTCTCGTAATGCCTTTTTGTTTTTATATCCCTTTCGAGAATATTACTTAGTGTCTTCAGGTCGTACAGGTCGTTTTTTGATAGTGTAACCATATACTATGCAATGCCCTTCGTGATTATAATAAGTTAACCATTCTACATCTTCGTCCAAACGTAGATAGACTCCGCGGACACAACCGGTTTCTTCTGGTTTAGTTGCGGGTGAGTTCACCCATCTCATGTTGACATCAGTTATCATATGTTATCCTAATTGTTTTTTAAGTTTCTCTTGCAATANNGGTTTTTGCTCATCGAAAAAAGGATAAATATCTCGAATATTGTAGCTATCCTCTTCTACCAAACCTTTTTTAAGGTACCACTCAAATGTCCAGCGTGTAAGATCTGCCCAGTCTAATGCTACGCTGTTAACCAGTATTGTTTGGTTGATTGGTACTTTAGTAGGTGTAAATTGTATTTTTATTTTAGCTCCATTTTATATTCTGGGTCAGCAAATAACGGTGACACGTCCAATGTGAGCCTTCCTGGTACGTCTGGAATGCTAAAATATGAGGCTCCATATGTCATGATAAATGCAAACATCTCGAGTATGTCGACTTTGACGTCATTTATCATGATGATGCAGTCTGGATGAGCTGCGACCATTGTTGACTCGTCGTTGAACTCAATATAAATGAGCGGTTTAGGTGTTAAATCGTTGTTTTTATTGAATTTAGGCATAAATTATTAATTTTATTAAGTTTAGAGCTAAATTATTGTTTTTATTAGAATTACGCACTGCATTTTTTTCAAGAACTGCATATTTTGGATGTAGCTGTAAGTTATTATGTACTAACAACTTGCATTTTTTAACTGCAGGTGAACTGCATATTTTGTAGAGAGGTTAAGTTACTGTTTTTATTAGATTTAAGTGCCCAAAACTGCATATTTTTTATAAAACACACCCAAAATTGCTATACACTCTCTGAAGTTTCAAAAAAATTTTTACAACTACCACTCCAACCTCCAGGTTGGACCATTTTTAAGGTAAAAAATGCAGTTATTTTGCGTAAGTATAATAAAAACAATAGTTTATAGACTGCATATTTTAAAAATATTTAAAAAAATATGCAGTTATAATATATATAAAATTAACTTAAGTATAGTAAAAACAGTAACTTACGAACTGCAGATTTTATTTTACAAAAAGTGCAGTTTACAGCAAAAAGTGCAGTTCGAGTGAGCGATTTGAGCGATTTATTGAGAGAGCAGCTTATAACCACGTACACCAAACTTATTACTAGTCTTTTTCGAAAGGTAACCAAGGTCTTGCATACGAGCTATGACTGACTTAGCACTCAGTTTGTATTGAATACTATTATCTTTCATGATGGTCAACACGTCTTTATAACGTACTAATGTGTTATCGTCGTACTGAATACTGTGAGTTTTGAGTGCATCATGCACTAAATCACAAATATCATCCAAATCACCGCCAGATTCGTGAAATTCTTCCTTCAATTCGGGCGTAATAGGTGTAGGAATGTGGTATCTATACGCTGAATTGTCGTTGTTAAGCCATCCTTCGTACCTAGAGCGCAATTCTGTACGCACAAACCACCCAATATTGTTGTTAAATTTCTCGAGCAATGTATTGTCAACTTGTTTTACAGGATTTAATCTCAAGAAAAAGAACTGATTTGAGTTAGTATCTGTCAAATCTACCTCAGTTTTGTCAAAAAACAACGGTGTAGTCTTGTTTGATAATATGACAATGCTCAAATTTGGCTTAATACTGTAAGGATTGATGA